TGTATACACCTTTCAAACGTTCTACCATCGCTTTTTTCATGATAGACTGAATATCCGACGGGCTGAACAGCTTGCTCTTTACACTGGCAGCCTTTGCCACCCAAAATTTGCCGTCCGCCGGGATGTAGTTTTCCCATTCCAGCGCTTTCGTGCCCTGAAACAGCTCTTCAAAGGTCTCCGCATGAAAGCTGCCGACCTTGATCAGCACGCGCTCCGCCGTCCGCAGAAAAATATTCGCACGGCAGATCGCCTCCGCATCGCCGATAAAGGTTACGCGACCATTTTCCACCTCGGTAACCTCATAGCCCAGATCCACTACCGCTTTTTTTAACACTGCTTCCAGTCCAAAATGACAGGGAGCAATCAGTTCATATCGTTCCAATCTTTTTTCCTCTTATCTCTCTGTGGATTCATTGCCAAATCATTTCATGCAAAGAATCCTTTTATTTTCATTACAGTCTTCACCATTTTTATTCTAGTTGACTGGTCTGCATCTGTCAATGAAAAGCCGCGGCAAAAGTGTCTATTAAAAATGTCAACATTAAATTCGACATTTTTTCATGTTTTTATTGTTTTGCCGTTTTGCACAATACGTAGCCTGTTTTATTGTATATTTTCACTTTTAGGCAGCGCAATAGTAAGGCTGCCACTGCTGCCAGCCTCTCACGCTCCCTATTTCCGTTCTTATGCAAGCTGCTTTACCTCTTCCTCGAATAGTTCCCCTGCTGAATGATAGCCATGTATTTTGCGTGGGTATCCGTTTATCCAGTTCTCTATACTCTCTACCTCTTCCTCTGTCCTGTCGTCAAAATTTGTGCCTTTCGGTATCTTCCGGCGTATCATCTTATTTGTTACCTCATTTGTGCCACGCTCCCAACTGCTGTACGGGTGGCAGTAATATACCTTTGTCCGCTTTTCTCCCTCGTTGATAATAGAACGCTGTAAGCCCTCTGCATCTGCAAACTCGCTGCCGTTGTCTACTGTGATTGTCTTAAATACCCGCTTAAACATATCAGCGCCCCATTTTCTTTCTAATCTATCCAGTGCCGCTACTACTGCCTCGTCTGTATGGTCTGGCAGTTTAAATATAATCTCGTTTCTGGTTTTCCGCTCTGTCAGTACCAGCAACGTATTTTTTGACTTTCCCCGCTTACCTAAAACGCTGTCCATTTCCCAGTTGCCGAACTCTTCCCGTGTATCTATCTCTTTCGGGCGTTTGTCTATACTCTCTCCTGCTGCCGCTCTTTTCTGTTGCCTCTGTACTTTCTTATAATTTCTCTTCTTATTCTTCTTTACTGGCAAATTCTTATTAGACAACTTAAGGAAAATACCCTTATCAATGTAGCTGTATAAGGTCGTTACGCATACTGTTACGGAAAAGTCCCCCTCTTTCCCCTGTGCTTTCAATTCTCCCAGTACCGCAGCTGGGCTGTAATCTTCATTTACTATTTTATCCTCTATATAATTTGCGTATGCAATATCATTTCCTATTTTAAGCTGTGTACCCCTTGCCTTTAAATTCTCCTCTGCTTTCATTTGTGCCTTGTTTGGGCTATAACTTAATGTTTCTGTATAGTCGCTATTTCTGTGCATATATTCCCCTCGCTTAAGCTCATTGTATATAGTGCTGCGGTGTACGCCCAGCTGTTCTGCTATCTCTATCACGCTATGCCCTGCTTTTTTCAATGCCTCAATACTTATGCGGTCTGTCCATGTCAGCTGTCGGCTGCCTTTCTTATTCGCCATTTCTGCTACCTCTCTTTCGTTCCTGTTCTTTCCCCATATACGACGAAAAGCCGCAAACTCTTTTACAAGTCTGCGGCTTATGCCTTTACCTATTTACAACACTTTTTACAAGCGGTGTATTTCTTCTTTGCTTGGCTTAGCGGTATGCTCTTTGGGTTTTTCATTCCCGAACAGTTAGGCTTACTATGGTATTTTTTGTTGCTACGGTCTACATATACTGTAGTTTCTCCCGTATGCTGGCTTACGCTGGGCGTTGTGTCCTCGATTACGTCAAGCTCTATATTGCACCCGAACGTCTGTACCCCCCCCCCCAGAAATTTCCAGTATTTCTGCGGTGTAGCGGGCTTTCGGGTACTTTCTCGCTAAGTCCCCCGCCAGCTCTGCCGATAGATTGCCTATTACCTTATCGCACCACTTTACGTATGCGGCAGGCTCTCCGTTGTATGTATACTTTTCTACTGTAATATCTTCACTGCCGGACATTCTGCTTAAAATATCCTGCCTGTTTTCTCCGTCCTCATTATTAAACGTCACGCCTACTACTTTCGTTCTGATTGTATCTAAAATTCTGCCACCAGATACAGCGGCAGGCGCTGGCGTTCTGTTTCCGTTCTCTTTTCCTGCTCTTTTCTTTTTTAGTCCAAAATAGGCGCATACTGCCGCAACCACAATGCAGCCCACCCCGCCTGTTATATTTCCAGACGGCAGCGCCGTTAAGCCGCTTACTGCAAATAATGCAGCCGCTGCCAATAAAATTACCTTTTTCTTTGTCATAGTAAGCCCTCGCTTTCGTTTCTACTTCAATTCTAAAATTTCATCAGCAGAGGCGTTAAGCTCTCTGCAAATTTTCGCCAGTGTTATTGCATTTGGCGTAAGCTCGTTGTTTTCCCAGCGGCTTATATCTTTCTGGTATACTTGCAGGCGCTCTGCAAGTTCCTTTTGCGTCACGCCTGCCGCTTTTCTCGCCGTTTTAATGTTTTCGCCTAAATTCATGCCTTACCTCTCTTTTCTCTTGCCCTCAAAATGAAAGCAACCAGCAGCTTTACCAGTCCTACTGCTACTAAAAATACTCCTAATTTTAAAAGCATACTCTTTACTCGGCTTTGGGTTTGTGTTATATTTCTTATAGGCGGCGGGCTTATTGCCCGCCTGTTGGTTAGGGCTTTCGCCCTACCCTATGTACTTACCAATTATGATAAGTATTGTTCCTATGATTAAGTCTATCACTGCACTGATTGCCAATTCTTGCCAGTTGATAGGCTTTTTCTTTTGTTTCTTTTTCTTACCCATTGTGCCGTTTCTCCTTTCCAGTGGCTTTGCCTCTTATTTGTTCTTTTCTCCTTTCCATGATTTTATTATATACCTTTTTCGGTATATTGTCAACACTTTTGTATAGATTTCTAAGAAAATTGCAAAAAATAGAGGGCAGACAGCAAACCGCCCACCCTCGAAAACTTAAGCTAATCTTGTGGCATAATCTAAGCTAATCCAGCCTGCGCCACTCTTCAAGCGTCCCCAGCCTGCGCTTGCGCCCTGTCCGGCTTTCACTTCCACAATGGTAAATACTCCCTTTCCTGTGGTTTCTCCTGTCTTTGCATAGTTCGTGCCTGCTCCCGTTCTGATATTAAGGTCTAAAATATCCACCTGTACGCTAAACGGAACGCCTGCGCTTGCCTGCTGCCCCGCTGCGGTATATACCGCCTTGCCGTTATCATCATATACAGTATAACCCGCCTTGCAAGCGCTCTTTGCATTTTCCAGCGACGTAAACGCCCCCAGCTGGCTTGCTGCGTCCGTCCAGCTCTTGCGCACTCTGTAATACTTTGTACCGTTTCCTGCTGCATACTTTTTATAGTATCCCTCGCCGTACTCTGCACGCTTTTTCTTTGCTGTTTCGCTCTGGTCTGCTGGCTTTTCATATCCAGTAAGAACGGCATCAGATGCAGCACGCACGCTGCCCGCCTTTTTCAGTGTGTCCATTACTGCTGTGTATCCAGCACGCACGCTGCCCGCCTTTTTCAGTGCGTCCATTACTGCTGTGTATCCCTGCAATTCTTCCCATAAAAAGCCCAGCTGCATATTAAGGTCTGCAATGGATACGCCCGCCTGTTTTGCATGATTAAGCAACGCCTGCTTTCTGCTCCAATACGTCCACTGCGCCAGCCCATAGCCTGCACTGTCCTTTACAAAATTGCCATAGCTGCCATTATCCACCGCTGCTGTATATTCTGCGTCCGTCTTACCCAGCTTATTGTTATAGGCGTTCTGTAAGTTGTTCGGCATAAGCCCGCTTTCAGCATACAGATTACCCATAATACCAGCCACGGCATAAGCATTTAAGCCCTTTCCTGTAAGAAAATTCCAGATTGTTTTTTCATTGCCGCCCTGCGGTGTTTCTGCCTGTCCGCTGATTTTTCGCTTAAACTCGTCCCATGTGTGGGCGCTGGTGTTATATACATACGGGTTAGGGCAAATCTTGCCCGTTACGTCGTAATGTCTGATTACATGAGATGCAGGCACACCGTATTTATTCATAAGGTAACGGGTAAGCTCTGCCGCTGCCTCTACTGTTGCGTCCTCAAAATACCAGTCTTTATCTGTTGCGCCCATGCTCTTTGTGTTTTTCTTCCTTACGCACATTTCAATACCGATACTATTAGCGTTTCGGCACTCTGCGTGCTTATAGCTCGACGCTCCGCAATGCCACGCTATATTAGCGTCCTCTACGCACTGCCATACCTCGCCGTTAAATCCTACAAAGTAATGCGCCGACGCATTTCTATTGCCGCCGCCATAATATCGGCAGTTGTCCTCTGCGCCGCCCAGTGCGCCTACATAATGGATAACAATATACTTAATTCTGGAAACGCTGCCCTTATTGAAATTGTACTTACTTATCTTTCTGTTAATGTTCATATTTCCTGCCTTTCCGCATACAAAATAAGCGCCTGCGGTGTCCCGCAAGCGCTCTTTGCTGCTATGTCCTTATTATTCTTATCTTTCCTGTGTCCTGTGTTCCTCTACGTTGCCTGTGGTGCTGTCCCCGTCCAGTTCGTCTGTGTCCGGCAGTTCGTCCGTATACTTCGCCAGAAACTCCCGCACCTTTTCCCATACCTTTTTTACGGGCAGCCCGCATAATGCCATATTCTTAAAAATACTCACTACCTCATAAGCAATGTAAAGCAATGCGAAAAATTCAGCCACGCCCACGGTATCAAGCCCTAAATATGTACGTGCCTGCTCCGGTATAAATCCGATTAAGTTAATCTTAATCAGTACGTCGATTGCCAGCATGAATACCAGAGAAATAAGCATACCTACTTTTCTGATAGCCCCGTCAATGCCTGCGCAGCTGTTAAATTTCTTCTCTTTGATTGCACGCAGCACGCCAAAAACCGTGTCGCACACAATCGCCAATACTACCAGCTGGATAATTTTGTTATGTGCCGCCGCCTCAATAAATTCTGTAATAGTCATGTTCATAAATCCTGCCTTTCTCTTAATTGCAAATTTTCTGCCCGCTCTTTCAGCTCTGCGCCGTCGTAGCCTGCTGTCTGCTCCCAGCTTTCCAGAGTGGCTATTAAATCAGCAATAAGCCTGCTTTGCTTTTCTATGGTTTCCTGTTGTTCTTGTACTACCCTTAGTAAATTGCTACTCATGTACTCGCTCCTGCATTCTGCCGCTTAAGCAGCCTTTTCTATGGCTGCCTCTGCCAGCGTTTCTATTTTCTTTCGTAGGTTATAACTGTCGGCGTGTCCTGCGTGTCCCGTCCAGCTCTGTATGCTCTTTTGTAACTGCTCTTTTGTGATTTTCCCGCTCTCGCACTTCTTGATAGTACGCTTTATGCGCTTTATGCTGTCCTTTCGTACTTTCCTGTGCGTTGCCCTGTGTTTGTAGCCTACAAAGTCTATACCGTTCTTTGCTGCCAGTATGGTAGTTTTCGGGTTAAACTCTAACTTAAGCTCTTCCCGTAAGAATTGCTCTATCCGTGCAAGCCAGCTGCGCAGCTGTTCCTTGTCTGGGCTTAATATTACAAAGTCGTCCATATATCGTATGTACGCCTCTACGCCCAGCTCATGCTTAATAAACTGGTCTAATGCGTCCAGATAGATATTTGCAAATAACTGACTGGTAAGGTTTCCTACTGGTATCCCTACTCCGTCCGGCATATTGCCGTTGTGGTCTATTATCCTGTCCAGCAATGCCAGTACCCCAGCGTCTTTTATAACCTTACGTATTTCAGTCTTTAATACCGCATGGTCTATGCTCTGGAAATAGTGGTGTATATCTGCCTTGATAGCATAAAGCGGCTGGTCTGGGTGGTATTTGTTCCACTCATACAGCCACTCTTTTAGCGTATCAGACGCAGCGTGCATACCTTTACCTTTCCGGCAGGCGTAAGACTGCGATATAAACCGCTTATCAAATATAGGCTCTAACACGTTGTTTATGGCGTGCTGTACCACCCTGTCATAGAACGGCAGCGCCATTATCTGCCGCTCTTTCGGTTCGTACACTTTAAAGTAATGGTATTTGCTTGGCTCATAGGCAAGGTTTATAATATCTTCCCGCACCTTGTCTAAGTTTTCCTCTTTGTCTTTCGTAAAAATTAGTACGTCTTTTCTGTGGCGTTTACACTTTCTGGCTTTGTTATAGGCTTTCTGTACGTTTCCATAGTCGCCCATAGCCTCTAAAAGCGTAATGCGCCGCCCGTCCTTATCGGTAATGTATCCTACTCTCTTCAAGTATTAAGCTCCTGCCTTTCGCCGTAGCTACTAACCAGCAGCCGTATTTTTTCTCTTTGCCTCACGGCGGGACAGCCACTCTGACTATAGGATATTAAACACTCGGTCTTATCCCTTTCTAAGTCCTTGCCAGTATTCCGTAGAACTCTGTGCCTGTAATGTTCTCACTAAGTCACACGCCCCACGAGCGCCAATGTTCGTATTGACATTCCACGGGTAATTGTTGCAATTCACGGCACGAGCGCCGCAATTCGCCCCATTGTTCCAGTTGCCGCCCGCTATCAGCGCCGCCAGAGGCTGTAAGTAAGCAGCTGCCCCATATCCTGCTATTTTCTGGTCTTTACCTCTTCTATCAGTTCGCCCAGCATAACGCCTATTTCTTTCAGCTTGCGACAGCTCTCGCCGTAGTGCCGTGCGTTCATGGCGCTATATTTCAAATCGTGCGCCAGCCGCAGCAATTCTTTACTTTCCTGCAATGCCGTATCTACCGTGTATAAGTGGCTTTTCGTCGCCGTCTTATCCCACTTTATAACCTCTTGCAGCATTTCAAGAATTGCGTTTCTGGTCGCCGTCTGTAAGCTGAATTTCTCATACTTCGGGTACTTCGTAAGTAGAGGATAGATATATAGCAGAAAATCGTATATTTTCTGGTGTATAATATCTGTTTTTGTCTGTATGTCCATGCCTTACCCCCGTTTATCCGGCTGGGCTTTCGCCCGCCGTCTACAGAGAGTCACACGCCCCACGAGCGCCAATGTTCGTATCGACAAT